AATCAATGTCAGCGTCAATAGTGTCGCCATCTACTACCTTGTGAACTGATCTTATTCTATAGACATAGGGATCTTTGTCAGCCATTCTTCAGAATAATTTAAACTTCTCTGTATTTAGTTTAGGAATAGGTAATTTCTCAAACGCTTTGTTGACCTGATTTTCTACAACTTTTCCAACAAATTCTTCAGGGTTCTCAAGAATCTTCTGTGCCTTTTGATAAGTTACATAAGCACCATAACAAAGTGCGGCACTAATGGTCAGACTTGTCGCTGACAGAATGATCGCTAGGTTCTTCATCTTTCATTTCCTCAAATGCTAACCTCATTATGTAGTAGATTACATAAGCAGTAAAAGCAAGCCCACAAGAAAGAATAATAAAAACTCCCCAAGGAAACTCACTCATCTCTGTTCAATCCAGTTCAATACTGCAAGTGCTTTTTTGTTAGTATTAGGACTTGCACAAACAAGAGTATAGGTGTCACTAATTGTTCCAATGCCACTTCTACCTAACTGAAGTGCCGCTTTAATATCAAGATCAACTAACGCACCACTACCATTAATTACAAAACCACTCAAAAGATCACTTCCACCAGATACTGCAGTTTGAGTGATATTATACTGCATAAAAGAGTTTGGATCGGGATGATTTACCCAAGTTCCTCCAGTCAGTGTTGCATTTTGTAGAAGTTGCCAATAAACATTCGTATTATCATCAGTTGCTGCCTGTAATGATCTCAAAAGCATTACACCAGTTAGATTATTAGATTTTAAACGAATGCTTATAATTGGATAATATGTATTTGCAGATGCCATCGTTGTCCCTGTGATGGGATTTGATATACTCAAAAGAGTTCCAAGTTTTTCTGGTTCTCCTTCCTGAATAAGAGAATTGGAACCTTGATACATGTAATGAGTTCCTGCAACACCAGTTACATTCTCAATCTCAAGACGAATAGGAAGAAATGGTGTTGAACACCAAACTCTATCTTGAGTATTTGAGTTATAAAAGGTATGACTCTTAACAGTTTCTCCTGCCATTAACCAATTAAAATCTACGGTTCCTGCACCATACCACTCATAATTAATAGAAATCATTTGTTGTTTTGTTGGGTCTGCGGTTACACCAGTCCAACCATTACCATCAAACTTTTCACCATTCCATTGATCTCTACCAACTCTTATTTCTGTGGTAATTCCAGTTGTAGATGTACGAAGTACATATGAATATGTTCCTCCATCATCCTCAAAATAAGCACCATTATAATCATCAAACAATCCAAATCTTCTGCGAATACCTACCTTTGGTTGTTCTAAACGAATTGCAAATGCGAGTGTTGCTGGTCTACCAGGAATGTATCTCATCACATTCTTGGTCTGTCTGATGATTTTACTTCCCGCAGTAGAACCAACTTGCATGATTACATTACTAGCAGAAACATTATGAGTTGCAGTTCCAACTCCAACGATTCTCTCATCCCAAACATCAGTTTCTTTACCATACTGGAAGGTATTAAAGAAAACTGTTTGGAACGGAGCAACTTTTAATCTGTTGTTATTAGAAAACTGAGGTCTCCAATCTGTTTGGTTACCCCAGTGATCTGCTATGTTAAAAACTTCAAATAAAGTTCTTTCTTGATTTAGAAAGTCTTGTGTATTCTTATTCCACTGTGCCATGAATCACTCACCCCATGTCAATCTTTCTGGTTGATATCTCTGTGCGTTTTTAACTTTTACAGAACTAGTTGTGTTTGGGTAAATGTTATGAACAATTGCACCTGGATATTCATCTTGCAGTTGTTCTGCAAGTTCATTCTTACTCATCATCTTACCTTCAACTTCCATACGATAGATCTTACCCTGCCAAACTACATCAGCAAGAAAAGATTCTTTGACTGGTTCCGATTCAGTTTCGGAACCATTGATATAAAGATTTCCGTTGAAATCTCCAGCAATGTTGATACTCTCTGATAAAAATTGTTTAAAGGATTTCATTAGCAGTTCCAAGCACGGAGGGACTTATTGATTCTGGAATCAGGATCGTTCGCAGTCTTCTTACTAGTTAGTTTAGCTTTCATCCCAGACATTCTGGCACAAAATGATGCACGACGAGGATTACCAACTTTCTTAGAAGGTGCCTTCAAATCAGAACCAGGATTCTCGCGTTCGTAGGACTTACGGCCTTTTTCGTTTAATCCGCCAGCCTCAGACTTTCCCTCTTTCTTTGTCCATGCAGCACCTTCAGTTTTGAGTTGTTTTTCCAACTTTGTTTGAAATATTGGTTCATCACCATTAGCCGAAGCCGGTTGATTTGTAAACATATTCTCGATTCTTTCACCCGCCTTTTGCCCAATAATTTCTGCAGCTCTTGATCTCAAACTACCTTTTGCTGCAGTTCCAGCGACTCTAGAAGTAACTCCCCTCGCAACAGTTCCCCCAGCAACTCTCGCAAGACCAGCGAGAAGTGGAGCAACCTCTTGAATATTATCAGTTTCTTCAGAAGCAACCATTACAAGAGGATTTCTAACTCCCATTGATCTAGCCTTTGTTTTCAGAAGATTGACTTTAGTTGGAAGGTCTCTCATATCCTTTTTTGGAGTTTCTTCCTTTTCTTTTTCATCGCATCCACAACCCTCACTCATGTTTGGGTTAATTTCAATTTTATTCTTCTTTTTTGAAACATCAATTACTTTTTGTTTTTCATTTTGTACTGATTGATCATCTACTTCAAAAATAAATTCTTCTCTCCAATTAGAGAATTGCTCGTTTTGATTCTCAGATTGTTTCTGTTTTCTTTCCTGTCTTTTTGCCAGTGCTCTTCTTACACCATATTTACCAACAGCAATTCCAGTTTTAGCAACACCACCAGCAAGACTTCCCACATTACTCATAAGTGAAGATGCAACATCAGTATCTTTTTCCGAAGAAGAAACTTTTACTGGTTCATTCCAAGCACTTTGAATATCTTGTTTTAGTTTTTGTCTCGCATCTTTTTTAGCCTTTTTCTTATCTTCTTCGGCTTGTTTTCTTTCTTTCTCTTTTTCTTTTAGAGCTTTTTGTTTTCTATCTTCTAAAGTGTCAGCTCTTCTCTTATCATATCTTGCTGTTTTTAACTTTTCTTTTTTTATATCAGTGGCACCTTGTATAATCTTTCCTCTGACATAAGCACTTGTATCACTCAATCCTCTACCTGGTTTTGGTTTTCCAGTATTTTGTTGTTCGGATTCGGGTTCTGAAGATTCTGGAGAATCGTTTTTAATTTTAACTGTAGTTTTTGCACCTTTTAGTTTTTTAAGTTCTTCATCATCGCCACTTAAAGCAGCCGAAGCCATTTGAGCTGTCCTAACACCTTTAGCCTGGACTTTATACTTTTGCAATTTACTCTTACCGCCTGGAATCGTACCTTTAATAGCTTCATCCAAAATTCTGTCAACTATAGAAACTTCTTCCTTAGTTTCTTCCTTCTTCTCGGGAAGACCTTCATGCTTGGTCTTTGCAAAATCTCTTGCAGCTTTCTTAGTCATACCTTCAGCAGCCTTTGCAACTTCAGGAGATGCAGGAGTTCCACCTTTCTTTGCTGCATAAACCATACCCATGAATCTTTGTTGTGCTCTACTTAGAGCCTTCTCTTCAATGGTTTCAACTTCTTCTTTTTGAACACGAAACTTTCCACCAGTTTCCTTATGAGTATCAGAAAGTTCATCTGCTCTATCGTGAGCATACTTTCTACTCTTTACTGGTTTGCCAATTTTCTTTTCGGTTTTACCATCGTGAGAACCATATACTTGATATGGCATTTCATCAAGTTGTTCAACTTCCTCTTTTGTTACAAGTCCAATAGGATTCTTATTTTTCTTTGTTAATTTATCCATATATTTAATTTTGCCCATTTCCTGGTCAACATAATTTTTTACAACACTTTTTGCCTCAGGTGTTGTACTTAGTTTAGGCCCTTTCTTTTTTTCACTACTTCTACCTCTTGACCTAAATTCAGTTTCCGCTTTTTTTTCTTCTGCTCTTTCTCTTGCAGCAGCCTTTGCCATCTCACGACGATACTCTTTATCCTCTTCAACCATCTCACCTTCTGGTTGGTAAGATTGACGAAGTTGTTTCATTGCATCATTCAATGCATTATTTCTCTTTTGCATTCCATATG